TATCGTTCCAATATCAGTATAGCGATATAGGCTCAATCCCTGGCGTGTGCATGAATTGGCGTGAACAAATGGTGACGTTGAATCGTTTGTTAATGCCTGTAACAGCATATCCATTGCTGCCTTAGTTAATGCACCTGAAAGAGTTACATCAACATATTTATAACCGGTAGTTGTCTCAAGTCGCTGCATCGTAATATTGCCAGACTTGCGGTCAACCGCAACCTCTGATACTATATCGTTATATTCTAATGTATCTGCCAGCTTGACGGTTATGGTTTTATTAATAGTCCCATAAGTTCCCTCAAAAGCTGCCATCACTACCGGGTTTTGTAAACATCTATTTGACATGTTTTCTCCTTAGCAAGTGCCAGCCCTGGCAACCTGCATGTTTATCCTGTATGTTATAGAACGACCAACCATCCCTTCGGAATAACCGATCATATTCATTTCATTGAGTTCTGTATCTGTTTTTGTGCCTTTATTTGTACTCTGGAAATATACCACTTTCGCCCCGACTATTCCGGTATAGGTTGCCGGAGTTGACATAATTCCCTTTATGATGGTCTCATAATCGTGGAGCAGTTTCAGGGTGATACCTTTATTGCCGATTATGAAATAGTAGATAGTGACATAATAGTCAATATTATCATAACCATTCAGGATTCTTTCGTCTGATTGCTGCTCAGTCCCGTCCTCTATTATCGCAGTAGCATAATTAGTTGTCTGGATGTTTTGAACGTTGGATAGTGCCTTCTTTACATCCAGCGGATAATATCCAACATACTGGAAGCTGCCGGAATCAATTAGTGCTTCCCTGATAACCGTTAGCATGTCGAAGGGTGTGCTTGCGCTCATAATTTATTCCTGCGACTCATAATGGAATCTTATCCCCGAACTTTTTTTCTATATATGCCAGATTATCGGAATTGAGTCCGAAAAATTCACGCTTCGGAACTCCCTTGCCTTCGTTATGCTTGACTGCCAGATCATTAGCTCTGGTTGATTTAAATCTAATCTCTCCACCATCTGTAACTCTAAAAACGCCCATCGCCCTAAGCATATCACCTGTCCATGTAAGAGATACAGGTCTTGTCTGCCTGTGATTATCAGCCCTTTTTGTCATATATCCTGGAGAATATGGCTTAAATTGCCGTCCATTAATATCTATCCCTTCAGTTGTGGTGTTGAGGATTGAATTCCTGACAGTAGATAATACTTTAACTATCTCGGTAACCATTCCCCCTTTCATATTAGCCAGTTTCTTTAGCGTCTCTTCCAGGCTTTCTAATCCCTCAATCCTCACATCTGACCAGGACATTATCTGCCTGCCTGTGCCACAAAATTAAGATCACTATAATAAACCAGATTAGTCTGATCCTGATTTATATCAACTGTCAGCAGCTTTACTTGCTTCTGGAGATATTGCCGATATGCCTCTTCATAGGCCTTCCCCTTGCTCCAATATAGAGACGGTATTTCAGCCCCTCTTGCCAGATCCTTATAGATCAATTCCAAGACCTTAAAATCAGATGCCAACCCCAAAACAGCTGGATTATATATGCAGTCTAAAACATCGTCATCATCAGCCAGGTTATCCCTGATCATATTGTTGTTTAACAGAAGGGAGAGATCAGTGCCGATAATAGATTTTGCCAAAGCTATTTTTCCAGCCCATATTGAATTAGCATAAATACTGATAGTTCCGGTTGACGATCCTTTCGTTATTGCTGGCTTGAAATAATCAGCGAAGTCTGAAGGTATAACCCATTTGAACAATGTCGATCCCGCTGCCACCGTTCCAGCTTTTGAGAAAAGTATTAATCCAGTTCCATAAGCCGTGAAGGTTTCATCATCATCGCTTTCCGTGACAGTTACAGCAAAGCCGGAGAATACACATTGAGTAGCTGCTATTCCAATGATCTCTAGAGACTTCTTGCCATCACTGACATCCAGCGAAACCGGGGTGATAGTTGTCGCTACATTCCCGGCTGTCACTGAATAGGAAGTGTCACCGATTGATTGAAGCTGAGAGATTTCTCCCTCGAACTTTGTTATACTGGCAACAGTTGATAGTGTTGCTGCAGTCCAGGTTCCGGCGGCATCAGCCATTTTTACTTATCCTTAGACTTCGGGGCTGCTGGTTTCGGGGTGATAACTTTTACGGGTTCAGCAGTAGCTAAGTCGCTGATCTTGTTCATCTCGGTTGATGTCGGCACTACTGGCTCATCAATCTTGACCTTGTCTGCTACCGGATCTTTCCCAGTAATATATCGCTTCAGATCAGCAGCAGTGACAAGCTTTGTCTCTTTCCTGTCTGCTGTCGTAACCTGAATAATGTCTGTATCTTTTACTTCCATGTTTCCTTCTTTTTAGCCTTTTTAGAAAGTAGGGACGGGGAGTAGTCCGCCCCTTTATGATGGAGGAGGGAACTTTATACATCACCAACCAGGAGAATATCAACCAACTCCGAACTTTCGTTTGCGTCTGTGGTAAACAGAAACCGAAAATAAACATCAGTAGTCGCCAAAATTGATTCCGGCAAGGCATAGTCGACCATAACTTCACCGGCAGCCCAGGGAAGAGTGCTGTCCGCACTGGTCTTGTGAACCAGGTAGGTATGCATTTCTGCTTTCGGGTTTGCCGTAGGGGTGGAAGTCGAACCAGCCATAAACTCGATGCTGAAAGCTTGCCCGGTTGCGATGCTGATTGCTGTCTGTGCGATGACAAGTAATCTCAGTTTATGATTGGTGACTCCGGTACGGGTCATGACTGTGGAATATCCAGTAGTAGCGTTTGGAAGTGCAAAATCTTCTACTGCCTGGATGGGATTATATCCATGATATGACATTGTTCCTCCTAATCCAGAACGGTTGTTTCGGTTGAGAGAATATTCTCATCAACTACGATTTTGGCACGGTCAAAAAATTCCAGCATTGTATTGTAATCCTTATTTTCAGGAGTTGTCTGGAATTTTGCTTCTTTCAATGAGTTCAGGTATCCGTACCCAACCTCATTACAATAGACATAAGTATTTTCCAGGTCGCGCAAACTGTGGATCTGACGAAGCGCGGTGATGACCTGGGTAGATGTCATGATATGAGTAGAATCAAGCTGAGTAATTGCAGAAACGCATACATCGCTTGAAACCATCAATCCCATCTGGGAATTATGATCAACCGACCATACTGGTTGCTGTGCGCCAGTAGTCGTGTTGGTAACTTTCTTGATCCTTTCCGGTGTAGTAGAAGTCATGAATGGAACTGAGCCGTCCATAACTGCGGAATTGACTACTCCGGCGCAAAAGTTCGGATTCCATCTTACGAAGAAGATAGATGTTCTGCTGCCTGTAGTTCCAGCAAGCTGAGTAACCAATGAGGATGCTTTAGCGTACTGATGAAGTCCAGCCCAACCCTGGTCATTACCGAATGTTGAGTTGGTTCCATAAATCAACTGAGTGCTGATAGTCTGGATCATGCCCTCAAGATACTGAGCATATCTCGCATTAAAATAAGCTATGACGGCTGCTTCTGATCTTCCGCCGCCGAGATTATATACCAAATCCTCATCATCCTGCTGAAGGATTGCGAAATTAAACAGGTCAGCTTGCCCCAAGGTATTGTTAACCGCTGAGGGAGTAACTGATCCACCAATAAGGCGAATAGTTCCGGATGGGAGTGTGCCGGATTTCATATACAAGTGATACTTGTTATGATTTGCGGCAATTAAAGGCATGGTGAGCAGTATGCCGGATTTTTTCTCAACATCATCCATAATTGGCGAATAGCCGTTTATAGATTGCTCAACCAGAAAATCTCTTAGTGTTCGAGCCATGTTATGTCCTTTAGGTATTTTTTCCTAATTTAGCCCGGATTGTTATATTGACTTATGGTTTTCAGTCCGCCAGGATTATCTTCAGTTCCCCTTGGTGTGTTTGGCGGTGGATTGCCTGAAATTGAGAATAGCCCAAGTTCTGAGTGCTGATTAGCCATGTTAAGGTTCTGTTCCACCTGTTCAGGTGTAGGATCATCTGTCAGGGTATAATACTTTTTCAGTTTAGCAATCTGATCAAATTCCTTGTCTGTTTCCTTAACATCAAACTTTTTCTTTATGTCATCCCATTTAGTTTTATTAGCTGTCTCTCTTTCGGCTTTTGCTACTTCCCATTTGTCTTTATAGCTTCTGAGTTCAGTTTTTTCTTTCTCTATGTCGGCGGCTTTTTTAGTCGCTGCCTCTAATTCTGCTTTTTGAGCTTCGATGTTAGCTTCCAGTTCCCGGATCTTTCCCTTCCGTTCTTTGGATTCATTATTAGCTGCCGTGCGGTCTGCTAACAGCGTTTCCCCTTCTCTCTCGATCTCGGAGAGTAGTGTATTAATCTCTGCCGGAACTTCGGCTGGCATCTTTGCTCTAACCTGAGCGATAATATCTTTAATTTGCATTTCTGCCTCCGATTAAGTTGGTGTAAGCTATAGAAAATCTGTCAAGTTTTTTCTTAAATCCAGCGAAGCGAAAAATCTGATCGGTCAATCTGGAATCGTTCTCGGGAATCGTTCTCGAGAAAAAGATACCGTATGGTATCCCGGATGAAGATTAGATAGAATAAGAATCTTAATTAAAATAAGAATAAAGATAAGATGGGAGTATGATATATATATGGTATTTTTTAAGAAATATATGGTATATATACGGTATATTCTGTCAAAGTATATGGTATCGGATTACAGATGTAGATAGGGTATGGATAGGGTATTAATACTGTATCTAAAAATGGCTGTTTTTATAACTTTTAGACTATATTTTCTCATATTCCTCAAAACTCATATCCGTTATCCCGAATATATGCTGACAATTCCAGCGCGGCTCTGTATGATCTAACCCTCCCCCTGCCTGAAATTCCTCCATCTCAGCAGTCGTAAAATATGGAGCGTGTTCTTTTTCAGTAAGTGCCCAAACGCATTCAGGATGTGAATTATCCTGCAGCGGAGCGCCTATATATTCCCAGATAATATCAGTTATCCCCGCTTCCCTGGCTATCTCGAATTCTGTCTGCTGACTATATTCCCGCTTTGCTGTGCGGATGTAAGTCTCAGCATATCTCCCGAAAATATCTAATTGCTTTTCAAGAGAAACTATCAGCTGGGCATTAGAAGTTCCGGCAATGACAGAGTTATAAAGTGCTTCGGTAATAGCTCCGACCCTATTAGAACCCAGCATCGCCATCCCTTGATATTGCATATTTTGTAAGCCTTTGAAAACAGTATTTTCTAAGGCTCCGTAATAGGTTTTTGCATCTGCAAATCGCTTACCCATTTCTTTAATTTGAGCAGCAGTAAAGTCTTTATTATTCTTAGAGAATTCTTTAATTAAATCATAATATCCAGCCTTCTCTAATTCGGTTATCAGCTCCCCAGAAACCATTGCGATATTTTTAAAGTTAGCCTCTATCGGCATGATGAAGCCTCTATCCATAGTAAACTTGATATTCTTATTCAGGAAATCAGACAGTCTTTTAATAATTGCTGTCATCTGGCTGTTGAAATCAACTATCTGGGTATCGATTATGTCTGTGAATGGCATTATTCCTCAACATATCTATATGTCACATTTTCTATCAGCCACTTCAACTTTCCCTTCTGTATTTCCGATAGTACGATAAATTTCTTATCTATCATGCTGTCAATGGCGTGTTTCTGCCAGTCCGTATAATGCTGCCCTGATGTTCCCTCGCAAATACAGAGAGTCGCAAAAGTGCAGCAATTTTGCTCTGTATCGATTTCTGTTTCCCATAAAGCCATACAATAAGCATGCCATAATTCATGGAAAAATGTTCTCAATATAACATCATCTCTCACTTCAATATCAACATCTTTATTGCCAAGAATGTAATGCTGTTTTGTGGCAATACTTATTGATTTCTTACTGAATGATACTTCTCCATCTAACTGTTGGTGGGTGTTGTGATCATATAGCTCTCCCTCTACAATAATATCATACCTAATCCCGCCAACTATTATTTCATTTGGTAACTTCATTCTTCTACTCCTTCATAGTTTATTTAGTCTCTTCCTGATCTTCCTGATCTTCTGCTTTAGTTCCCGGAGCTATTCCCGGCTTTGCCCTCTCCATATCAGGAGCCGTCAATATAGCCAATTCCTTATTCTCTTTTTTCCTTTCGGCTATCCTGATCATAGCTTCCTTGCGATCCAGGGTTCCGTCTGAATTTTCAATCTCTATATCCACCAGGTTCTTCAGCCCTGATAATATTTCCTTACTCTGCCTATCGATCTTTTCGCCGGGTGTCTCCATAAACTTCTGATCACCGAATACTATATCAATTTCACAATTCTCGGCAAATCTATACTTACCGTATTTATTTGACATCGCCATGATGCACTTGCATAGTTGTTGGAATGGCAGAAAGTAATATTTACGCTGCTTTTTATTCCATTCCAGGATTTCAGCTTTACTTAACATCAATTCATATCCAGATGTTGCTGTCTGCCCGGAGATAGTTGACTTAGAAAGTTTTTTACTCAGCTTTAATCTCTCTACTCTATCATATACCTGTTTCCCCAGCACATCCAGTTTTTGATCTGGAGTGAGATAATTAGCTGATCCTACCACTCCCATATTCGGGGGTATGTTTATCCTTGCTTTTTGCCCTTTCGTGATTTTTTGACTATCTGGCAGACCTACAGTGACAAGTAGTGGAATCTGATAGGCAGTTGCCATATTGTATTCGGTTAGCCTCATGCAAATATTGAGATCATTTTCAATTAATGGGTTCAGTCCTGGATGCCAGAAGGAATTGATTGCCTTATAATTCCTGAACATTATAGCAGGATTGACCGGGTATTTTGTATCATCTATAAAGTCACCATAGCCTGATCCGGTATAAGGGGTCACTATCTTCTTAGTCCCATACCCTGAAACTGTAACCAGCTTCTTTCCCGCCTTGCTACACGCCATATATACATCTGTCCTGGTTGCTTTATCCTGAGAATTAGGCAGTTCTGAAATCAGGTAATAAAACACCTCTGCAGTTATAGGGTCAAAGTCATTATTATCTATAAATGCTCTGTCCGGAGTTATCAGATCAATTTCTATCTTGCCATTCCGAGTAACTGGCACTGCTGCCATATCAAAGAATAGATTAGTCAAGCGGTTAAGTTCATTAAATGTCACGAACCAGTCAGCAGCTTCCAGAATAGAATTAAGAGCCTCCGTGTAATCGTCATGGATAACTCCCTCGATGGTTACATTGACCTCCGGCTTTTCAGCGAATACTGTAGAAATATCTGTGATTATGTCCTTCGTAATATCCATAGTGTCGATATATTTCTTCAGTTCCAGCAGGTCTCCCTGGAGATCAACCGTAGTATCTATCTTGCGGTTCAAGTAGTCTGAATATAAGCCATAATACATATCAAGTGCAAAGTTAGCCAAGTAGCGTCTCTCTTGATCTGACTTCCATTTAGCCTGGATCTGGCTGTCTTTTATTATCTGTGCTGAAATATCTTGAAAAAGCATTTATGCCTCCTGTCTCATGGTTTTGAGACTGAAAAATCTCTGAATAAGGGCGGTGAAAGTGTCAAGGAAATTCCTGAAAAAGACATAAATTCATTAACACACCATATTCGTCTGGTGTTATTCTTGGTCTAAATTGTTTTTCTGCCATAAGTTTTATCCCTGATAAACTTTAAAGTTAATAAATTGATGATAATACTGCTCATAAATATCATACCCTAAGGCATCGGATATATGCGTAAGCAGCTTGTTATCCTTCTTGTTCAGCGATCCGGTCTCATTTACTGTGCATTGGTTCAGGTCATTTATCAGGTGGATCATATCTTTGCTAAGTATAATCTTGCCCTGGTGAAATGCCCAGTTAACCATGTTCAGCCTATCTCTCTCGGCTGGATTATTAGTCCCCTCAATCCTGAACCCTGCATCATGCAGGATAGTATGATCTGTAATTCCATATTGAGCATTAGTTGACCTTGCCCTGCCAGTCATATCAGGTCTAATAGCTATCTGATTATTCGGGAAGTCTCTTTTAAGCGCATCTCTCATCTGATAGGTGTTAGAGTTCATAGCCCAGTATTCGGCACCGTATCTGCTAACATTATCCTGGGTATATCCTATAACGGCAGTCATTGGATCAACATTGAAATCCATTCCGCAGTGTAGATGAGTCGGGAAACCTGCCCTGATATTCTCATTCACTACATGCTTATCCTGATCGAAACTATAATAAGCTCTCAATCCTGTAAGGTTGACAAACTCTCCATTTCTGGCTTGTTGTAAGCGGATAGTATCAAACTGAGATATAAAGTTCCCGATATAGCTATCTGGCAGGAATATATTGTCATCAGTCTTTGCCTTAATATGTTCTACTGTGCCGTTCTGAACAAGCTCATAAGTATATCTGAACCCTTCGGGGGTCGTGGTGATTATGATAGTATTCTCGCCACCGAATTGAGTAGTCAGCCTGTTCCGCTGAATAATAGCATTCCATATCTGCTTCTGTTTTTCTACTGGCAGGGTATCGAACTCATCTAGCCATGTGTCTGTGGTCTGATACCCGATAATCTTATTCGGATCATCCATAGATCTGAACCAGATTTCGCCTTTCAATTCACCAGTGAGAATAAACTTCTTCTGCTCTGCCCTGTATGTATGCGGGATCTTATATTTCGTTAGGAAGTTTCTGATCTCCGGTATATTAACATCCTCCATCAATCTGTAAGTCGGAGCATAAACACCTATAACTCCCTTTCCTTTGCGTTCCTTTATTTTATCCATGCACCATGTAGCCCCGCCGTATGTTTTGCCAGCACCATAGCCAGCGACTAAAGCCTTCATTTTGCGGGGTGACTTAATCAGCTTGATCTGGTGTCTGAATAGTTCTATCTCCGGAATGATAGAGAATTCGTTAATGTTGATGTATTTGAAATCAACGCTTTGGATAGACTGATCATCCTGGAACTTGTCAGGGTCTCGCTTATAGCGGGAGTTAGCTTTGTTAGTTAATAGAAAAATAGCGGCTGTTTCTGAGGGAGGAATGCGTCTTTTACTTTTTTTTATATGATCATCTTGCCCGACTAAAATTTTTATGGGATTTCCGCTTTTGTCTATTTCTCCAGTAAATTCATATCTTTTCTTAGATTCTATTGTTTCGTCATCTTCTTCCTTATATCCTATTGCCCTTTTGAACAATGAATTTTCAAGCTGCTCTACTATTGACTCACTTCCTCTTTTTACCGCCTCTTTAAACTTAGGATACCTTTCCATATAAACGTAAAACGTAGGTTCACTAATACCTAACGATTTGGCACATTGCTCATTAGTCAATCCCTTCCATTTGAGCATATACTCTACTCGCTTAGGAAAGTTGGGGCGGTATTTAGTTTTCATAGCTTAATGGCTTTCCAGCAGATTAATCATTCAACACCTTCCACGGCATTTTGATTTCATTAGCAAAATATTCATTTTCTATAACTTTTGACGTCCACAAATACTCATAATATTTGTTGT